CCCCCACCCCCAACCACCACTCCCCCACCAAGCGTGCTATCGCCCGCCGGGGTGGGGATAGAACAAATGTGCGCTCCCACGTGATAATCGTTATGAGAAAAAAATCAGTGGCATGTGAGTATCATTATCTTTCTCGCACACATGTTCCGAACTTGCGTGCCAGCGATATCCGTCTCGCACGCATGTGCCAGGCGCATACCAAATTTGGTCTAAGTTTAAAAGCATTACCACCTGGACATTTCTAGGGGCGATATTAGAATGGATGTACTAGGGCTACCCAGCTACGACCAGCACGCCTGTACCAAGCGGAAATGGTGGGGTAGCACCCGCCTTTCCCCCATTGAAACAGCTTGCATCAACCCTTATACTGGTAACAGTCGGGCAGGGAGGTGGCAGCGTGAACCAGCAGGACAGGGATATACTCCATACCCGCAATGCCAGTAGGCGCAAGGTAGGCGATGTGCATACAAGTCTAGCGCAATGGCATCAAGGCATTGGGGGCCACGGGTACGTCAAGCTGGGCGTGGCAAAGGGTGTGCGGTTCAACCTGTACTCGGCCCTGTGTCGGCTCAGCGATAGCATCCACAATCCCCAGCCGGTCAAGGCCACAAGGCAGCCAAAGCCTACTCCGCCCACACGCATTGGCATTGGCGGCACTCTGACCCATGAACGGCGTGATGCCCACGGCATCCTATTGCCAACAGCGCAACAGCGTCGCTATGTGGCAGCGCCCAGCACTGCGCCCAGCATTGCTAACCCTTACGGGCTTAAACGGCTGAACATCGGACTTGACGGGAAGCGTATGGATTAGGGCGAGGCTGATTTCTAAATAGCGTGTCACGTTTGCACCCAAACGGCAGCGGATTTTTGAGGAGAATATCATGCGCTACCAGGAAGCAATGGATAAACTCGCAGCATACTTAGAGGTTGAGTACACACGTATGGAACCCGACTGGGCCGACCTTCTAGACACCGCCTTCCAAGCACTAGGGGACTGTCTCAAAGTGGGGTTAGCGGGGGACGAGGGGGAGGAACCAGATGTAAGGGCATGAGCGATGCCCAGCGTTGTATATACATTTCGTGTCAGGCGTGTCATTATATCTAAATACATATAGGATGACACGCTTGCCACGCCCATTTCCAGATACGAAATCGCCCCTTTCATAGCTGGCGTGACATGTTTGACACGAGACCCTTTTTCAGATACAAAATTGACCCCAGTCCGTGTCAAATTCGTCAACGCCTGACACGCCTGCAATAACGGGGTGATTTCCAGATAGCGACGATACCAGCAACGTGTCAGCATGGAGCCTGACGAAAACAGGAATCGTTAGCCCGCTAGGGCAAATCCAAAGCGATTCGAGGGGAGCGATATGCACTACGCCTACGGTGTTTTCTCACAGGGCAATCGCTGGGCGATATGCACTCGCCTGCAAGATGCAAAGTTGCAGTTGCGCGAATTTGGGGGCGGGCAGATACGGCGATTGCCCCGCCATCTCTATGATGAAGGCAATAGCTGGGATGCGCCCACCTTTACCGTGCTCTCCGACAAGATTGCCGAGGGGCAGGGAGAGAAGGTATACTGGTACTAGGGGGTAATATGGCTTGCCCAAAATGTGGGGGCGAGGGCGAAATTATGGGGGCGCTAGGGAATTTAGTCTGGCTTAAGTGTCGGCAATGTGGCTATCACTTTGCGGAATTGCCAGAAGCACTTGAGCACGATACCGAAATGGCGCTGTTGGAAAGGAAGTACGCACATGATTGACGCAATCAACGCTATCGGCACGGGCGCATCGCTCGCTGCCGTTTTCTACGTGCTGCTATTGGAGCCCCTATTGGACTGGCTAGCCAGCAAGCGGGCTTCGGGCAAATAGGTGAGAAAGGGGGTAACGACCATGAAATTCCTAGTCAAAGTCGAGGGGAAATTGCTGGTGGAAGCCAGCGATAAGAAGTTGGCGATAGAGAAGGCCAATGTATTCTTTGCCGATAGGAACCTGGGCGGGTTCAAAGGCAGCGAATACTCCACTGAGGAAATCCAAGATTCCAGCGTCATCCCGGCCTAACTAACTGGAAGAAAGGGGGTAGCACATGGAAGTGAAAGCGGATACCATCAAGGTGGTGGATGGGCGCTTGCTCGTAGATGTGGCGCTCGATGCGGGCCACCCATCGGCGATCGGGAGAACCACGGTATTCTTCACCACACACGGTGGAGAACGCATCGACAAGGACTATACCGTCAGCATCAACCTGTACAAGCGGGCATAGGGGGAACCATGCCAAAGTACGATGTCCACGTCTACCTGGAAGTAAAGGAACTAATCTGCGACATTGAAGCGGACTCGCCAGTTGACGCGTGCAGGGAAGCCGACCGGCTATTAGACCTATGCCCCCCACCAAACTGGACGGGTGAGGTCGATGGGTTCATAGTGGATGCGACCGGCGACCCCGACCTCATTGATTCCGCCTGGTACGACTCGGAATATAGAAAGGACGTGTAGCATGTACCTGCATCTACTTTACATAGGTTGCGGGGGGGCAGAGTGAGGAAGCGATTGACGCGCTCGATGCCTACGCCGCCAGCCTTGCGGATTGCACTTCCTACCTCGCATACGTCAGTTGGCGGGGGCAAGTGGAGCCAGCGTTGCTGTATGAATACGTCTCCGAGCCAGAAGAACCTTGGCTCATACGCCTGCTGGCGGAGCGCGCGAAAGCCGACCTCAGCCAAGAGGCTGTGCTGTATGTGCGCTGGCCCGTAACTTTGGCGATGCTATGAGCACCGAGAAAACGACGCTCATTGACGGGCGGCCTGTACATGCCGGGGAGTGCCTGGCCCTCGTGGATGCCCTACTGGGGCGGGAGGGCTCGTGGCTATTCGAGGAGCGGGGGGCATGGTGGATTACATGTCAGTGCTGTGAGGGAGCCAGCGAGCACTTTGACCCCAATGGGGGGCACTATCGGTGCGTTTCATGCGGCGGGCTAGGTGCGTTCAAGATTCAGATGCCATAGCCCGCAGGCCCGCTAGGGCGGGGATACTATGTCAAACTGCGGCAGCGCCGCCCTGCGACGGTGTGTTAAAACTGTAACTCAAATAAGGAGGAGCGATGAAGGCGTACATGGTATTCGCGGATGCGCCCCCAGCGGGGTGCGATGCCGACGACGAGCTTCTGGTCAGCCTGACCTACAGGGATGTCATCGAGGAGTACGACGAGTTCTACTGGAACGGCGATAAGCCGTACTGGGCAAACTTGCCCGCAAGCACCCAGCACTCGATTTTCGAGGCCGTGGGTGAGTCTGGCATCGCCCTGGCCGACATCTTCGACCACCTCGTTCCCTAGCGCCCACTTGACGGGCATGAGAGAATAAGGGGGGGGGGGCCGGAGTCTCAACTTTAGTAATGGCTGGTGGCGGAAGAATAGACGCTAGAACAGAGGCTACTAGTAAACGGAGCTTAGGTAGCCGGTGGTAAATGAGTGCTGCTGCCAATACCACTCGTCGTCCCAGGGGAAGTCGGTACAAGGTATACCGTGTGGCCCTGGGCCAGCCAAAAATGAAAAAGGAGGAAGAAAGATGGACATTTTACTCGGTCTTGGGGTTGCTTCAGTTGTCGTAATTATGCTTATAGTTGTTGGTTGGCATTCAGCTAGAGTCCACCACACAACTTTTTGGAATCAGGTATTTGGAGCTAAAACACTTAATATATAATGAAATAATGAGGTGAGTATAGTGGAAATACTGATACCAGAAGGCATAGCATACTTTCGCAAACGGGATTTCCTCGATAAAGCTGGGATTGCCCAGTTGTGTGATGCTTATGAAGCCCTGCGGGAGCAAACTGAATATTGGCACCAGATGGCTATATTATACGCCGACGAGCGGACTGAGGCCCAGGCCAATGTGCGGGCGCAGAGTATCGACGGTAAAGAGTCATGTCACGCCGGTCGTGACGGAGACTGTATCTGGGCTAGTTGTCCCCAATTACGGGACGGTGAACCACTGCGGTATGGGCGGCATTGCCCGTTGAGTATGGAGGAGCAAGATGTCTCAAACTAAATTAGCAATCGCATGGATGGTCTACGTTTGCCACATGCGGCAACAGCAACGAAAGGAGTAAGGTGCTAAATACTGAGACCACAACTCTAATAGGGTTAAGGCAAAAGCTAGAAGACTGTTATCGGTGGGAAGCCTCTCTTTGAGACCCGAATCGAGCACAGGTCGTGTTCGATATTTACCGACTGGAGCATCTGAGAGACTTAATGGAAAAGCGAGATGTCAAAGTTAATTAACCCACAGGTAGACGAGATGCCAAACACTTGCTCTAGTACCACTCCATCTTACCAGGGTGAGGACTTTCTGACCTGTGAACTGCCAGAAGGCCATTCCGGGCAGCATCGAACTTTGGGTTTATTCCCCAACGTATGGGAGGACGATATGACACAGACTGATACCATGACCCAAGCCGAGGCCCGGCTATGGCTGGCGGGGCTGGAGAAGGACTGCCAGCATATCTTTTCTGTCAGACAAGGAATCCGGCCAGTATCGGAATGTGAACTTTGTAACGGCACCGGCAAGGTGTATGTCCTGGACTTGCGGGAGCCGTGTGGTTGTCCTGTGAGTATTGACCATCGGAGGGGTTGGGTTAGTCCTTGTCCCGGCCACTGCCAGGGTCGAGGCTGGCTCCCGAAGCAGGGGGAGACGGCGTTGCATTACGCGATGGTGAAGGACGGCTGGTGGCTCCAGTTAGATGTGACTCCTAACGATGAAGGTGGCGGGGATAGATATGTCCTATTTAGGAAGCTCCACTATCGCCCTCTCTTGGACATTTTTGGTGACGACAGGGACGACTGGTTGGCCGCGGCCAAGGCGATGAAGACGGCTGGATATTAAGGAGAGTATATGTGGCAAGATGCCCTGTTCCTAACTGGCGGTGGGCTTTTAGCCCTTGGCTTCCTTCCTACTCTTTTTGGCAGACAGAAGCCTTCACGATGGACGGCAGCGATGTTCGTGCTGGTTTTAACGAGTTTCGGCGGGGGCTTTCTCTCACTCGACTTGTACTGGAGTGCTGGCTCCCAATTCGTTGGGGCCGCGATGTGGGCAGCGACCATTTTTCAACAGCGGGGAGAAAAGGCAGGGTACTGACTTGAACACTCGCTGTCACCGTTGTAAAGGGCACCGCCTATTCTCCGCCGACCATTTCGGCACATACTGGCATTGCCCGGTTTGCGGTGAGTATGAGGATGTCGCCGTTAATGCCGAGGGGGGGGTGTGGGGGGAAGCACGGGCTTGGCTCCCCCCTTTAACCCCGCGGCTAATCCCCCCGTGGACGCGCTTCTCGCGCGAGGGACGGATTACCCGAAAGCCCGGCTGTCCGTAAAATGGGCGACGTGGACGGGCTTCTCAGTTGGGACGAGTGGCTGGCGCTAGAACTTGGCGAGCCGGAGTGGTTGATTCCCAACCTGCTGGAACGCGGGGGGGCCGGGCTGTTACATGGCGGGATACAGAGTTATAAGTCCTTTCTATCCTTGCGGTTGTGTTTGGACCTCGCCGCCGGGCAGTCGGTCTTTGGCCTCTTCCCGCCCGCCCCCGCGCGGCCAAGCATCCTCCTCCAGGCAGAGGGGTCGAAGAAAGCCTGGCAACGTCGTATGCTCAGACTGCAACAGGATTACCCGGCGGGGATACCGTTCTCGTCTAGGCATACGCTTACGGAAAAGTTGGACACACGAAAAGGTGACGAGTGGGTGCGGCGGGCAATCGCCTGCACCGGAGCAAACCTGCTGGTCGTGGACCCGATTGCTAACTTTTTCACCGGCGCGGACACTGACGCAGTTGCCCTGCAACGGTGGAGAGACGTGAGTAATGGCTGGCGAGAAGCCTACGACTGCGCCGTGTTGTGGGTACATCATAACCGGCAGGCGATACGGTTCTTCGGTGACGGGAAGGTTGCGACGTTTGAGGGGGGGCCGGAGGAAGCGCGTGGGCGTGGGGACACCAAGGCGTGGGCCGACCTGATATTGGGGCTGAAACGACGGGGGGACGAGACGGTATTAACGGTGGAGAAGGTGCGCGACGACCCTACCGGCCAGGCGTTTACGTTCAAGCTGGCCGCGGGGAAGCTCGTACTCGCACAAGAGGCGGACGGGCTTGAAAAGGTAGTGCTGGCCGCGATAGCGGGCGGGGATAGGTGGGTGGCGGAATTGACGGGCGAGGTCGCGCAACAGACCGGCGTATCGCCAAGCAGTGTGCGCCGCATGATAGCCCGGCTGGTAGAGCGGGGCGAAATTTACCAGGTCGCATACGGGACAAGGCAGAAAGTTGGAATAGGAGGAAAGTGATGGATTGGATAGGGCTCGGCATCCTTATCGCCGCGGTGGGTGGTGGTGTGGCGATTTTGGTACAGTTAAGCCGCAATCCCCCCGGCGGGCGGGCGTAATGCGTGGAGTACGTGCTGGGGACGAGTTTAATACGCGGGGGGGTTGGCGGGCGCGCGTGATTTGGGTTCGCGCCGATGGCAAGGGCTTTTACACAGTCCATAAGCCGGAAACAGAGGATGAAATCGTGCCGGTTTACCACTTGCCGGATGGCTGCGCGGTGCCGATATTTGTGCTGTGCCCCCCACCGCGGTATGATGGCGACCCGGCGGATATACTGTTGTGAGCTCATGTGGGGGAGTGAGGGCTCGACGGCGCGCGAAAACCCACAAGGGACGTGCGTCGGACGCGGTGTTCGACTCACCGCCTCCTCCACCAACCAAAGGAGAAAAATGAGCAAGACGAATTTCACTAAAGGACCGCCAGGGGGCGAGGAAGTTGGCATCGTGATACTTATCGTTGGATTAACTGTTACAGGAATCTGTCTAGTTCTTTATCGGATGCTGACATGATAACAGGCGGCCAGGCAAAATTCGAGCTAGAATTTTCCCGCCTGCAAGACATCGCCGACGTAGCCTTCGAGCAGGCTAGAGTGCGTGCTGAGGCAGAGGACGAACCCTGCCCACACGACGAGCTTGAGGGGTGGGGCGAGCCATGCGGCACCACGGATTATGGATGTCAAGCATTTGGACCCCCATTTACATGGGCCTGCATTGCGTGCGGGGCCGTCCGCCAGCCCGACGGCACGTTCCTCGTGTAAGCGCCATTGACAAGGCTGGTACAATAGTGGGGGAGGCGAAAAATGTCGCGGGTTGAGTTAAAAGGCAGCGCGCTCTGGTATAGGGAGAAACGGCTTGGTGCAGCCAGCGCGCTCTACTGCTACCCGGGCGAGGAAACGCACCTCGGCACCAGCAATGGGGTTGTGGTGTGCTCCACACCCGCCCGCATCGACCTGCTCTTTATGGCAGGAGAGAAGGTGGTGGGCTGTGAGGTCAAAACCATTGTAGACTTGGTGCAGTCCCACCACTCCCGTCGGCTTCATCGCCAGTTACGCACCCTGAGAGAAACAGTCGATGTGTGCTGTCTTGTGGTGCGGGGGATGGTGGATTGCCCGCTCTCCTTTTACGCAGCCGTGCAAGCCCACCTCAAACCGGAGGAATTTTGGGGCGACTGGGTGAATTGGCAAACACAAGGGGTGTACATATTGCCAGTAGAGATGGAAGAGTACATGCCCCAACTCCATCTATACAAGCGGGCGATCGCCACCACCGGGTTGCGCGCCCTCGCGGGCACGGACTTGCGCCCCCCGCGCGAACGGAAACCGGGCTGGCTGTTGCGGCGTATACCGGGGATAGGACCAGACCGCAGTCAACGCTTGATTAACCTGTTCGGCTCGCCGATAGCCGCACTGCACGCAGCAGAAGAGGGTGCGGTCGCGCCGATATTGGGGAAAGCGGTAGAGGATAAGTTGCGCCGTGCGGCACGAGAATAGGAGGGGAGATGAACAAGGAACAAACGAAAGAGCTTGCCAAGGGGCTTGCGGAGTTAATGTCAGAAGCACGCGAGATTTTTACGCCGGACCTTAACCCCCCGGCAATGTCACCCGTGGAATTTTACCGGGCTGTGGAAGCCCTAATGGTAAAGCGGGAGAACATAAGGGTCGAGGATTACTGGGATTTCAAAGACACCGTGGCAGGCCATAAAGCCGCGGACGAAATAATGCTCTGCATACTGGAGAACCTGGGGTATGGTGCAGGCTGCGCGCTATTCAATGCCGCGGAAAAGTGGTATGAGTGAACAAGCAGGAACACAAGAGGGTGCCATGTGGACTATTATACAAAAGGTCGGGCGCGTGACGCATAAGCGAGAAGTGCAAGAGCGTTTTCTACCCCAGGAGCTAGTCGAGCAGTTGAAAAAGGTGCTCCACCCATGACCATTGCAGTCGGGCAGAAAAAGGTGCAGGTTATCTTGGACGTGGTGGTAGACAACTATAGTGATAAACTCCTCGCTGAGATAATGCAAGACCTCTTGCAGAGTATGTCGGGAGAAATGAGTAGCTCTGCGGGTTGGTACGTTACATGGCAAGCACGCGAAAAGTGGGAGGAGACATGAGCCATGTTAGCTTGACCGCTCTCTTAGACTGGAATCGCTGCCAGCGCAGACATTACCTGGCGCACACGCGCCACTTGCGCCCCCGCGAGCGACCAGCCGTGCTCGGCTCCGGCAGCGCCGTCCACGCCGCACTTGCCTCTTGGCTGCGGACCTGTCCTGGAGAAAAGCCTTCCCCGCAAGATAGACAGGTCATGGCTGAGGACGGGTTGCAGGGAGAGTATGGTAAGGACGAGAGCAAGTATGGGCGATATGTTAAGGGTGCGGCCAACGCGCTCTCACTCGTGCCCGATTGGGTGTGGGCACGCACATGGCAATGCGAAACGCCCGTCGAAATCCCAATCCCCCTCTCCGATTGGGTTGTGCATGGCCGCACCGACATTTGGGGCGTGGGGGACGACGGCATCACGCTCATAGACTTCAAGGTGTCTGAGGCTAATCCACTCGACCTCATGCTCTGGTCACCACAAATCCGATATTACGCGTTGGCGTTACAGGCGCTACACCCAGACCGGCTCGTCCAATACAAGTACCTGCTCTTGCCCACACAAGGCAAGCGGGCGGGCGACCCCTGGGCCTGGCCGTTCACGCGCGCAGCGGCAACGCGCACGCAAGAGGACCTCACCAAGTTGGTGGAGGACTTCGTAAAGCACCAGGCGTCCTTGACCCCGCTAGGGACGGACGTGCCGCCCCCTACCGGCTGGCTGTGGGATATGGCGCGCCCCGCCTACGACCGCAGCGCATGTGGGTACTGCCCGTTCAACCCGATATGCCAGGCCGAAATCACGGGCGCCGACCGGCACGCAGTAGAGAAGGGGATGTTTTACGAGCATCAACGTAGCATTATGGGAGGAGACGATGACTAAGGTTTATGTTGTTGAGGGCGACCTTGAACTGTACGAGGGGGATGGGGAGATGGCAGTTTATAGTACGCTTGAGAAGGCAAAGGCTTCCCTTCCCAATGTAACCTGGCGAGAGGACAAGTATGGGTGGTTTGTGGGGGGAGGGACGGGAGCGATTACCGAGTTCGTGCTAGATGGGGGAAAGCCGGAGCCAACCCTATTCGAGGTCATGCAAGACGCATCGCAGGAGGGAGCAGAGTGATACGTGACGGCTATTGGGGCAGCTATCTTTTCTACGGGCCACCCGGCGGCGGCAAGACCGACTTGCTTACTAGCGCATTTTGGGACGTGCGCGCCCGGCGCGAGGTGGCGCGTGGCAAGTGGATTACGTTCGGGCGTGAAGGCAATCCGTTCTTGCATGTACCTGAGTCCTGCCGCACGACCAGTGGGGGAATGAGCCTGCGCTTTACAGTCCCCAACCTGGACAATACCACTTGGCTCGACCGCTTCGACAAGTTCACCACCGTGCTTCTCGAACAGGCACATCGCGAGCACCCGCTTGACGTGCTCGGCATAGATGGGCTCTCTGAGTTCGACATGCTATACGAGCGTACATTCGGTGGTGGAGACGGCGATGCCAACAAATTCGCCAAGTGGAATGGCCTCATGGACAAGTTCTTCGCCATCATGCAACGTCTCGACCCGAACGAGCTCGGCTGTCATGTGATAATGACGGCGCGAGTGCGAGAGCGCAAGCGCGGCACGGAGGAAGAGGAAAAAGCGCGACGCAAGTCGGACTTTGAATCTGTATCGGCGGATGACCCCTTCGACTACTACCCCAGCATCCGCGGGGGCTTCAAGGACTGGCTCGCCCATTACTTTGAGAATGTGTTTTACATTCACACGCGCAAGCCCCCCAAGGGTAAGACGCTGGACGACCCGCAGCATGTGGTGCAGTTAATTACATTGGGTGACTACGTTACCAAATTGCAGGGGGAGCGCGAGTGGTTGGCCGCGGGGTATCCGCGCGAGCTTGCAAATACCAACTTCTACGCCATCCAACACAGACTGGAAAATTTGCTCGGTCTGCCACACATATTGCCTATGGAGGTGCAGGATGCTTCGGTCGTACCCGCAAGTATACAGCCTGGGGCATAAGGCCATCGCGGACCTCCTCCTGGGACCGGTAGTGGTGCAGGAGAAGGTGGACGGGTCTCAGTTCTCCTTCGGCCTGATAGATGGCACGGTCTACATGCGGTCGAAAGGGGCCGATATAAGTCCCGAAAGTCCAGACAAGCTCTTCTCTGCCGCGCGAGAAACTGCGATGGGATTGGCCACTGCCGGGCTGCTTGCGGAGGGATATACATATCGGGGGGAAGTGTTAAGCAAGCCGCGACACAATACGCTCTGCTACAGCCGGGTGCCCCGCGGTAATATCGTATTGTTCGATGTTGACAGCGGGCTGGAAGACTATGCTCCTCCCGACATATTGGCCGCAGTGGGGGAGCATATCGGCCTGGAAGTAGTGCCAACCCTGTATTCGGGCGAGCTCACCGCGCTCTCTCAGTTAGAAGAGCTCTTGGCGCGCGAGTCTTTTTTGGGCGGGACGAAAATAGAGGGCGTGGTGATTAAGAATTACGCGCGCTTCGGCATAGACAAGAAGGTGTTGATGGGCAAGCTCGTATCAGAGGCGTTCAAGGAAGTGCATGGCGCGGATTGGCACGCACGTAACCCGCACGGCAAGGATGTAGTGGCGGGGATTATAGAGAGCTTGCGGGTAGAGGCGCGGTGGGCAAAAGCAGTGCAGCACTCCCGCGAAGCAGGCACGCTCACCGAGAGCGCAAAGGACATAGGCCCGCTCATACAATCGGTAATAGCGGATGTGTTGCGCGAGGAGGGGGCGGAAATCCGGGAAATCCTGTTCGACCATTTCTGGCGTGAAATCTCACGGGGTCTCCCGCGTGGCTTGCCGGAGTGGTACAAGCGGCAACTGGCCGCACAGCAATTTGAGAAGGAGGTAGAGACGCCGAACTCACAACTGAATAGCGCGCTCGAACACGAAGGAAAGGAGTGAAAAAATGACGAATAACGTAAAGGGTTTTTACGACGAGGGGTACGAGGACGCCGTGCGCGGCAATCACCTGCCGTTAGCCTATTACCACCTTCGCATAACTGCTAACCTGGGAGAGACCGAGTTCTCCACTGAGGCGCGTCCCGCGGTGCATTTGGAAACTGAGGTCGCTTCGGGCGAATACGAGGGGCGCCGAGGCCCGCGCATAACCCTCCAACTGGGCGCCTGGGACTGGGTGAACCCTAAGAGCGGCAAGACCGTTTCGCATGACGAGGACGAGATGTACCAAAACCTGAAAGCCGACGTGCGCGCCATCCACGGTGCAACCCCCCCAGTTATCCCCGCAGGGGTTTATGGCCTGGAACTACTGGACGCGACTGCGGACGCGCTCGTTGCAGACGAGTTCTTCGCCAAGGTGAGCGAGAACAAGAACGGGTTCCAGGTTGCGGGCTATTACAGGGACATCAACGACCCGCCCAAGGGCTTCGTGCTCTCGAAAGACCGGGACGAGTTCCGCGTCTAGCCATGAGCGCGCACCATAGATGTAAGAGTTGTGGGCACCGTCCGGGTCGCCGGGTGGTGTCTGCAACCACCAAGATAACAAAAGAAAAAAAAGATAACACGCCGCGGCAACATAAGCATGGTTGCGGGTGTGTGTGTCACAGTTCAATCGTGGGTTCTCAGTCAGCGCCGTAGGTGCTCTGGGATGGAACGCCTCTGTTTGAGGGGGGACAAAGGCCACGTCCCCAACTGCCCGCTTCATGGGCGAGCGGGGAGAACGCCCGACTGAGGGCGGCGGCGGCGGTGGCGGCGGTGGGGTTCCGCGCGCACGCACTTGTAGGATGTGCATAAAAACCTTCTAGGGAGTGCTGGGCCATGCCTCTTTGTGGGAGGCATGGTGGTGGTAAGCCAGCACAAGCCGGGTGTGGGGAGCCCGGCGATTAAAGGGAGGGGAATACATGGAAGTTAGAAAGACCAGGGGAGGGTGGCGTGCGGAGGTGGTGTGGCGGGCGCGCAATGGTGATGCGCTTCTGGTACACGACTTGCCCCCATTGCCGGGCGAGCCGGGTATGCTTGGTTGTATTGCGGTCTGGCATAGTGCCGCGGGGGTTGCCTATCGTACCATACGCCCGCGCACGGTAGACCAGAACTTTGACCTGCTTCCTGACACCTGTTCTAGTTGTGGGAGGTAGCGTGACTGTAGTAGAACGAATCTTTAATGAACTAGCTTGCACCGAACCACTGACGCTCGAATACATAAAGGAAGCCTTGCGCGACATTTGCACTTTCGACCGCAAGCAGCATGACTATGGGCCAGAGAATATCGCCGCCTTCGGCGAGAAGGGCGTCGTGGTACGCATGAACGACAAGATGGCCCGCTTGCGGAATCTGGTTTGGGGGTACAAGCTCACGAGCAATGAACCCATAGATGATAGTTACACCGACCTGTCGGTGTATGGGGTTATCGCGCGGATGTGTCGTGCGGGGGTATGGCCGGGCGTATCCGTCCCAGTAGCGCCCGAACCGCCCGCCCCAGCAAACTGGGACCGCTGGGAGGATACGCCCCCGCCCTCCGTTGCCGTTGGTAATTTTGAATACTCGTACGACCGATACCAACCACCGGAGGACACGCCCCCCGAGGGCGAACTCATACCTGTGCAGGGGTTAGGGTTACCAGCCCGTATTGCACGTGACCATTGGGGAGACCCGCCCCTAGAGCCGTCCACGCCTACTAGATATTTCTGCCCCCGCTGTCAATGTCAACAATCGGTAGAGGCTGTGGATGGTGGATTTGCGTGTTGGAACTGCCACACATTCCTCTTTGGCCCCGGCAATGGTAGTTTCCGTCACCCCGACCGGGAAGCCAGACGATACTTTACACCTGAGATTCAAGGCGGGCCTGGATTGTGATGCCCTTCGTGTGGGCGCTGCTGGCGGGCGTGCTCGCGGTGCTATTGGAGTGGCAATTCCGACGGGGCATCGACTGGCTGCACAACTTGTGGTGGATTGCGCCAGCCAGTCTCGCGGTCAATTACTTCATCGCCCGGCTCCTGTTTACCGACTTTGGTTGGCTCCCGAGCATCGTGCTCTTCGGCGCTACCACCGCGGTGATGCGGATAGCCCTGGCATTCGTGGTAATGCACGAACCCCCCACCCCCGCCAACCTTATAGCGAGCGGGCTGTTGGTAGGGGGGGTATTCATAAGACTATTTTGGAGGTAGCATGGACGCCTACCTGAACGGGCTCCGATTTGACGACATCGAGCGGCGCCTGCGCGCGGCCTCACCAGGACCTTGGCGCTGGGTAGATTTGGGCGGTGGGGAAGTTCTAATAGCGGTGGTAACTACCGGCCAGTTGGTGGTGGTGGAAAGCTGCGCGAGCGATGGCGACCTTGAGTTTATAACCCACGCGCGGGAGGATATTGAGTTTTTGCTCTCCCGTATCGAGGAGGATAGCTGGCGTGAACATGACATTGCGGAGTGACCAGCAAGCGCGCGATAGCCTTGCACGGGAAATTTGGCGCCTTCGCAAGGCGGTTCATATCGACAGAACGAGACCTTTTGCCAACTGGTGCCGCGGCTTCATTATTGGCTTCGCTACGGCCCTAGAGCCCACGGCAAAAACAGGAAGGCAGGTGGTGCGAATTGTCAAGATGCGAGTTTTCCAGTACCGCCGTGCTTAACGCCCCCCACGATTGCGCGCTCTGCCCGCGCCTCGTGAGTTCGCGCCGTGCTGTCGTCAATGGGGCTGGCCCATTGCCCGCGCGCGTGCTCGTGGTCGCGCAAGCGCCAGGGCGCGAAGAGGAAGTTAAGGGCGAACCGCTGGTGGGCTGGTCCGGCAAGCGCCTGGACTATCTCGCTGGCCTCGCTGGGCTCGAGACGGGCACATACCGGAAAGAGAATATCGTGCGGTGTCGCCCGCCGCGTGGGAAGGGCGGCGACCTGCCGCCCAAGCCGGACGAGATTGGCAACTGCGCGCCCTTTTTGCACGCCGCAATCTCCGCGTGCCAGCCCGAATTCATCATCACGCTGGGCGCGTCCGCCCTCAGATGGTTCCTACCGAACGCAAAATTGGAGACATGTCATGGAAAACCCATCACTTTTAGTGGTGATAGTTACTATGGCGGGGGTTTGGGGAGCGATTTGGTTTTTTATTCTCCGTTCCAAGTAGTTCCAATGTACCACCCGGCTTTTGCCCACCCTTCCCGCAACCCTAGCATGGCCCCAGTTATGTGTGAGGACTGGGTGCGCCTCGGTGAACTGTTACGTGGGACTCAACAGCAGGAGTTAGGACAGTACAAGGCTGTCTCAAAGATAGAAACCTTTTCTAGCAATTACACTAACCCCTTCACGATGCCAGAGAACTCCGGCCTGCGAGAATTCGCGTTCGACTATGAGACCACCGACCCAAATTGGCGGGGCACGTTCCAGGCCGTGCGCGCCCGGCCCATCGGTGTGTCTGTAGCTGTTAAAGAGGGAGAGGCGGTGTACTGGGCGACGGAGGACGTGTTCTTGTTAAAGCCCGCTTTAGAAGCCCCCGGCGTTATCAAGGTGGCACATAACGCAGTCTTTGAGTACATAGTGTCGCGCGGGCAGGGCATAACTCCCGTCAACCTACATTGCACCAAGCTCATGGCTTACGTGCTTCGCTGCTCCTCCACCCACCTCAAGGACCTTGCGTGGTCCGAGCTTGGCATTAAGCAGACGCGCTTCAAGGAGGTGGACTGGGCGAACCCGCAGGCGGTCGCGCAATATGGTGCAGCGGACTCGGACATCACCCTCCGCCTCTATCACCGCCTCGGCGCCCGTCTGCGCGAACAAAAGCTGTGGGACTTGTATGAGATGGAGCGCGCCTGCCTCCCCGTGCTTGCCGAGATGACGATTGCGGGCATCAAGTTCAATGCCGCCCCGCTCGCCTGGCTTGAACAGCAGTTAACGGGGGAATTGCTGGAGCGCGAGGCCGACCTGCTCAAATACTTCCATGCCGACGACCTGCCCGCCGAGGATGCAGTCAACTTGAACTCGGACGCGCAACTGCGCTCGCTGCTATATGGACCAGCGTGTTGGCGGGCGAGTGTGGCGCGGGAGTTGAAGGGCCGGTGGGTGCATGATTGTGGTACTCCTGAGAGCAATTACCCAGATTTACGCCGACCGCACGGGGTAGCTGATTGTGCTGATGGGGTGCGGCTTGGCGCTCAAGCCGTGCTCGCCTGGCTACCCCCTGGGCTAGCCTGGCGCGTGCGGGCGCGCACACCAACCGGCGAGCCCGCGGTGGACATGGATACCCTGCGGTTATATGAACACCCGGTGGTGGGGGATTTGGTGCGAGTCAAGTCGATTCGCCAGGCGCTCGAAAACAATATCACCCGCCTCCCGCAACTCGTCCAGGAAGATGGCAGGATTCACCCAGTATTCCACCAGGCGGGGCAGTGGGAGGAGCGCGCGGACGCGTCAAAAGAAGCGCCCCGCACTGGTCGCCTAGCGAGCTCTGGCCCGAATCTCCAGAACATAACCCACCACGGCGATAGCGAACGCCCCTACGTGGCTGAGTGGGCGCGGCATATACGTCGCGGCTTCGTGGCCTCTCCGGGCATGGTGCTGGTCAAGGTTGACATCGGCCAGGAGGAACCGCGTATTGGCGCGTTCTTGGCCCAAGACCAGGACTTGCTCAACGAATTAGAGTCGGGCGATGTGTACTGCCCGGTCGCCGCGCTTGAATTCGGGCGCCCCATCACCAAGGCGGATACCGACGAGCGGCAAATAGGAAAGCGGGGGTGGATGGCATGGTTGAATGGGGCAGGCCCCAAGGGGATTCAACAGTCCGCCTTTTGGCTCTCGACCGCCGAGGCCGCGCGCGTGGTATCGTACCTACAAAATCGCCACCCAAGAGTCGAGGAGTACCGTGCGCGGCTTGTTTCTTCGCTCTACACGAATGGGTATACGGAGACACACTTTGGGCGCCGCATTTACCGCCCCGAGGTCTGGTCCGGCCCTGGCCCCGCGCGCGACCACGCCGAGCGAAGCGTGATGCCTGACGCCATCCAGGGCACCGCCGCGGACGTGATGAAGCTCTGGCTGCCCAAGATTGCTCGCCTGCTTGCCGACGTGCCCGAGGCGCGCGCACAACTGTTACTTAGCGTTCACGACGAGTGCGTCTTGGAATGCCTGCCCGACCATACCGACATTGTGGTCAATCGCGTGCGCGCCGCCCTCTCCGGCATACTGCCGGTGCGCTTACCCGCCGAGACATATGTTGGAGAGAACTGGTCCGACATGCGTGCGGTATGATGTGGCACTATTGACAAGTAGGGTACAATAGAGGGGGATGGAGAAAATACGGCGTATCCTACGCGACTACTTGAAGCGCCCCCGTCCCGCCGACCTTTGGCACATTATTGCCGGGGGTTGCAAGCGGTGCGGAGGGAACTTGTACTGGGACATCGCCTTCGAAGAATGGGCCTGCCTGAATTGTGGGCAGAGATAGGGGGGAGATGAAGATTCAACTCGGTCGGGACTATATAGACATCGTGACAGATTCCTTGCAGGACGAAATTTATCTCACTGCCGTACTTGGCGTTAAGAAAACTGGCGATGTGGTGGGGGCGATATACATGGAAGCGGCCCCAGTGGGCGTGGCTATTCACAGTCCTAGAATAAGGCTGCTGCGCGTGGAGGGGGTGAACTGATGATACCATTATGTATATGGGCATTGTGGGGAATGGCCTGGGCGATAAGCGTTTTCGGCATCATCATTTTAATGAAGGCACGAATAAAATAGGAAGGTTTGTATGGAATGGCCTGCGCTCCCGCAATCACTCGTCCTCTACGGCCAACCCTACTCGGTAGAGATTGTCGCAGACCTTGCCGCGTCAAGCCACCGCTATGGTGAAACCAGGTATTACACCCACACAATCTCCATCGACGGGGGCTCGGTGCTATCCGTGCAATGGGCGACGCTCTGCCATGAAGTGCTACACGTCATAGACGAGCACCTGGCGCTGGGGTTGGAAGAGGAGGATGTGCGGCGCCTGGATTCCGGGCTTTTCGAGTTTATAAGCCAGCTTGGAATTGGAGGCACATGCAAATAGCGACGTTCGACTTGGAAACTTCTAGCCTCAAAGCCAACTTTGGTGTCGTGCTATGTGGCGTGTTCAAGCCGATAGGTGGGGAGTGTCGCGTCGCCCGACTGGACGATTTCACCGATAAATGGTCGGAGGACCGCGACCTGATAGCCACGCTTATCACCGAGCTCTCTAGCCCCCTCATTCTCGTGGCGCATAATGGGGTTCGATTCGACCGCCCCTTCCTCAACGCCCGCGCTACTCGCTGGGGGCTAGCCCCCCTCAATCCGCGTGGTCGCATCATAGACCCTGTAGTAGTCGCGCGCAGGCACTTTGCTATGAGTTGGAACGGCCTCGAAAGCCTCTCAGTTTTCTTGCAGACAGAGCACCGTAAGCACCCTGTTGACGGGGGGCTCTGGCTGCGTGCCATCCTAGACCACGACAAGTTCGCGCTGGACGAAATCGTGGAGCATTGCGTCAACGACGTGATGGTGCTCGAGGAGGTTGTGGAGCGGTTGCAACCTTTTGTCGGAAAAGTCCAGGAATGGGGAAGTGCGTAGGCAATCTGTAAGGAGGAGAAGATGGAAACGCGCGAAAGTTTAGTCCGCAAGGAACTCGCCCAAGCTGCAAATCTGGAAGTGGCTGCGGTTGTCGCAAGAGAGCAGTTAAAGATGGCAGAGTTGGACGTGAAAATTCGTTTGGAAAATTACAAGCTAGAATGTGCGAAGGACTTCCACAATCATTTCTTCCTGTTCGCCGACTTAATCGACCTTCGTAATATCACCAACTGCATCGAGACGCTCGGCATTTGGGACCGGCTGGCACCGGAATGTGACATAGAAATCGCCCTCCACTCTCCCGGCGGGCACACCCTGCCGGGGATGGCGTTGTTCGATTACATCGGGCGATTGCGTCGCACCCACAAAGTAACAACCTCTGTCCTGGGGTACGCGGCATCAATGGCCGCTGTTCTTCTCCAGGCTGGAACTCACCGTGTCATGGGGGCGGAATCCACGGTCTTTATTCACGAGATTTCCGCCCAGGCGGTGGGGAAGATTGGGGAAATCGAGGACATCACCTCTTTCATCCACTCAATCCAGTCTAGGATTATCGACATTTTTGTGTCCCGGTCGGCGGGGCGGATTGACAGAGAAACTTTCAAAAAGAACTGGGAACGGCGCGAATGGTGCTTGGATGCGCCGGAAATGTTGAAATGGGGGTTCGTCGATGAAGTGGTATGAAAAGGGGCATCGCGCTTTTCACGCGCTCATGGGTTGTTGGCACACGACTGGGAGCCAACCACGAGTAATTCCCGCTATTTCTGGGCACGGCACGGCTGCTGGCCCGCTTCCAAAAGGTGGGATAACGCTGACGCTGTTTACTCTTATTTGTTGCCGCTGTGGGGCGAGGAAGCAGTTACTCCAATGAAGCCCCCCGACGATTGGAAATATAAACCGCTCTTGCCCCATCCACCACTCACGGATGACACGCCTATAGCGTTCTTTTGCCACTGGCCCCCATGCCAGGCGGTGTGGGACGGCAAGAAGTACATACCAGAGTGTGAGTGGAATAGGAGTGAGGCGGAATGAGTAAGTGCGTTGCGCTATACGCCTACGCCGCGTGCGGTTGGTGTGGGGGAGACGTGCTTCGCGGGTACAAGGGGCGTGCGCGCTACCAAAAATGCCTCCGCTGTCATCGCGTGTCGTATGGTAATGGCGGGCGAGTGAGGCCGTGGTAGGAGAGGAGAATGAGAGAGTTCATAGACTCAAACTATTGGCTGTTCTACGGGGCGGACATGCTATTCCGCTGGGTGGCCTATACGGTGTTCGCTGTGCTACTGTTCGTCATCGCCCGCCGATTGCGCCCGCGGCGACACATCCCCTCACCATATACTGGCGGCATATTATGTATTAACAACGCCGCTGGTGGGAAAGAATATCACAAGATAATATTGAGAAAGAGCGTGTAACGCGTGCCTCGCTTTCGCTCAGGACGGGTCGTGCGGAATAGAGAGGACTAGGGCCAGCTAATTCCCAGCCAGTTGCCCGCGCCCGCCCCCAGCACGCAAGCGTAGATTAGGCCAGGCTTGCGCGCGGCTACCCCAACGGCAACCCACCAAATCGCGGCCAGCAGCATGGCAAATAGGGGCGCGAAAGCGGACTCGTCCGCTGTAAAGCGCACCCCCATAGCCACCGCCCACTCCCACGCAACCACGAAGCCAAACGTCGCAAGGTGCGTAATGGCGGGTCGCATGGCGTGCTCATAGCAGAATCACCCCCGCGGGTTCGTTCCATTCAAATACTCCTCCAGATTCGTGTACCCGTCTCCATCCGCATCCTTAGAACCATCGGACCCATCGGTGGTACTGAAGCCGTGCATACTCTCCCATTGGTCCGGCATCCCGTCGTGGTCCGTATCGTCACACGCGGTGCCACCGGCAATATTCGGAAAGCCTCCCGCCGATTCGGGCGAGGTAGGAGGCTCTGTCCACCCAGTACCATTCCGCACGTCCGCAATCACTCGTTGGTCTACGGCATCAGGATTACGAACACGGTTCCCACGGCAATCGAGTCTCATATTGGCTCCCACGTCGGCCAAGACCGCTAGGTACGCATCCGTTGCCGAATGGGTGGTAATGGGGTTAGGAGCTTGAGCTAGCGGTGTGTATCGACGGTAGTTGAGCGGAAGAAGTGTCCCAGGGGGCCATCCGGCAGCAGGGTCTTTCACAATAAGCGCCCAATTGTCGGCAGAAGAATCTTCAAAGCTTCCTGTGACGATATTCCCTGCCATGTATATCGATGGATCAGGATAAACCCAGCCTTTGGTTACATGCGTACTTTCGTGCTTGTATATCAAGCTGCCGCTCATGGGTCCTGGTTTCCAGTAGTTGTTGATCAAGTCAACAGTATTCTTCCTGGCTGACACCCCCACACGAGTCCCCCAGTTATACACCACGTTGTTAATGACCTGAGTACCAGCAGTAGACATTTGAGGATTCCGGTCCCAGTTATGGACAAAGAGATTATGGTGAACAGAAATCTCGTGAACCTTCAGATATACATCTGTAGGTAGATTAGGATTAGCATCGCTTGGGTCCTGGCCGCCAATAATCATGCCCTTGCCATGCAACAATGCCTCGGCAATGAGGCAGCGTTGAATAGTGATAGCTGTGATGTCTGGTGAGGGAGGCGACTCCGACTTCCAAATATCTATATTCTCATCGGAGGCCCAGGAGGTAGAGCAGTGGTCTACGACGACGTTGTACGCACCATTGGCAATGGAGATGCTATCCCCACCTGAGCCTGGAGAATCAGGAGGGAGTAGTCCGAACCGAAGGTATCGAATTATAACGTCGTGTGTTCGAATCTTGATACCATATTTCGCTTTAATAAGGATGCCTCCACCTGGAGCAGTTTGTCCTGCTATAGTTAGATACGGGTTGGTGATTTCCAAACGCGTACCGGCTTTTAATTCAATTGTCCCCCCGACACGAAAGACACACGTACGAGGTCCGGAAGCCCCAATGCACGCCCGGAGACTGCCAGCAGGAGCAGGAACATCATCTGCAAGGGTAGTCACCTCAATGACTTTGCCTCCCCGTCCTCCTACTGATACGGCTCCCCAACCCTCGGCGCCTGGAAAGGCCGGAGTGGCGGCACCTTGGGTATAAGACTCTTTCGAGCTCAGCACCAGAGACGTGGCTGCTGCAAGAAGCACCAGGACCACGGGCAACGATAGCTTAAGGGACATTTTCTACCTCCACTCCTCGGGATTCGTCAATGCGCGGGCGGCGCTTACTTTTTGGGCGCTTTCTGTCCGCCGCCTTTAGCTCTCGTATGTTTCTTTCCACGTTCTTTCCGCCTGGCAAATCGTTCCTCCCGCTTTAACCTGCGTTCTCTATCTAGGGGGTCGCCCATGCGCCTACTTGTTCGCCTTGAGCCATGTTATTAGCTCTACGAGCGTCCTGTCGAGCCGGGAGACCGTTGTCGTCAGGTGCGTGAGATGATTTTCCACTAGCCGCTGCATGAAAACTTGCTGACGGCGCGCGGACCAAAGCAAGAAGCTGACGACCGCGCCACCCACCGCAACCGCAAAGCCCCACTCTTGCAATCCTGGCATGTCCCCTCACTTCTTCGGCTTGTTCGCCGCGTATGCAGCTATCACCGCAGCAGTCCACACAGTCCCACACACCGAAACAACCCGTACATCCTCGCCGAGCGTTGGGTCGCCCGGCGCTATCACTTTTCTATGGTACGTCTCGGTCAGTTTTAGACCGTCCTCCATAATCCGGGTCGCCGTGCGTATTTGCACCTGCCCGTCCTCCAGGACGGTAATCTGGTCCACCACGATGTCTTTTGTCAGTGCCATGAGCCCTCCTAAATCTGGTAGCTATAACTCAATCGTATTTGGCTGGTGTCGCTAAAATTAGTATCAACTAGGGTGGTCATAAGGCCCGCATTTGTGCTTTCGTTCAAGTTTATAGTGCCTGTATTTTCTAGCCCTCTGGCAATCGCCATGTCCGCAAAAGACGGGCCATCAATGTGGAGTGAAGCCGCACCTCGCTGGGCTGCTGAGTTTGCTATTATGAATGGTAGACCTGTTATCGTAGCATCCCCAGTAGAGGTGCCCTTTGCCGAAAGTATAATGTCTAATGAAACCCACACTCGATTGCCGATTTTGTTGTAGGTTCCCGCGCGTGTGGTAAAGGTCATTCCAACAGAAACACCCCCAAAAAGCAGATTAGGAGTAAACGTGCCCTCCTCATAATCGTCCAGCACATTTGCGCCCGCGTCTGTAACCTGGGTCGCGGGGAAGGCGATGTTGGCGTTCGCGGTAATCACGGAGCTGAATGTGACCGCGCCAACGAACGTCTGCCCCCCCGCTATTACATCTTGCAGTATCGCGGGCGTGCCGGTTCCCGTGAGTAAAGGCCAGTTCAACGTGCGGTTCGCCACGATTGCCGCGGGTACGAAGTCGTAGACAAAGGTGTCCGCGGGATTTCGCATTTGGAACACGGCGGTCTCGACGCGTTCCACCTGCACTTCCGTATCATACTTCGCCCATCGTATTGACGCCCCATCGGTAATGCGAACATCGTACCTCCCCTCCGCAATCGCCGTAAACTGCCAGAAGCCGTTGGCATCGGTCTGCGTGAGTGCTACCGCCGAGGCGGTGGCGGTAGTATCCGTCGCGGTGTTGCGAGTGAAAAGGGCAACCGTATCCGCCGCAAGGTCCCGCACGACCCCCTGATTAGAAAACGCGAATCCGGCAAGTTGTACCATCTATCTCCCCCTGCTCACCTTGCTATGGTCTCTAAATTGCAAGGCTTCTCTGACAAAGTATGCGGCCTGCGGCCCCATCAAATCTTCCTCGTCTATGAAAATGAGCGTGATGCCCGCTCCCGCTAGCTCGGCCCTCGCTTGAATGTCGTGCGCGCGCGACCCCCCACGCAATTCGTAGTGGAAGTATTCGCCCAACACGCTGATTGCGAGCCCCGGTGGGTTATCGAAGAAGAAGTCAACGACCTGCCCCCCCTTGTCCAAACGTCCGCCAAATTGCACGGACTGAAACACGAAGTCCACGTCCGGCTTGAAACCCAAGCGCACAAGCTCATTATACACCACGCGCTCCGGTTCTGTCGATAGCTCGACCATTACCGCTCGATAGCCCCGACCTGGAACTGTCCCGAGAAGTCGTGCCCAGTGCCCTCCACCCCAGTGAATTGGCCTATTTTCATGTAATAGTTGTACGGATTCACCGTCCCCGCGGTGTTGGCGTCGCGGTCGCGCCATGTCACCTGCACGAGCAAGTCGTTCTCCGCCGCTGTAATGAGATTGTCGTACATGAGCTCGGGCGATTGGCCGAAATCCCCCTCCGCCGGAATGAGAATCGTACAGGATACCCCCCAGCGCACATCTTCCGTGCGGATGAAGTAGAAGTCGAGCCGGTTCAAGTCCGGCGAGTTCGTACTTACGCTCCCGCGCGCCAGGTCTACTACGAATTTGATTTGCCTGAATAGCAAACCCTCGGGCGTAGTTGCGTTCGGTAGCAAATACTCCGTGTGTCCGTTCGTCGTAATCACCGCGAAGCTCGTCTGATTCGCCACGCTATCGTCAAAATTCAGCCGCCGTCGCAATGTGATAGTCTCAGTCGCGCTCATGCCGGTCGTATCCACGCACACCACAATCCCGGTCTTAGTATTATGCGTCTCGTCCCCATCGAACCAGGGAGTCTCGTGTGTGCTTGAGGCGGCGTACTCATTGTCGGAGATTTGGGTAGGGCTCACCACGTCGCGCGGCACTTCCATCCAGTACACACGCCCGTCGTGCCCCCACCACAGGCGATACATATTATACGCATTGGAGATATGGCCTGTAGTGATTGGGAGTGCGTCGGCATCCGCTGTCCAGAGCGCGCGCCACCCCCGCCCATTCCACGCCATCATCGCAGCCCTGCCTCGATTTGGGTCCATCGAGTCCGCGTCGGAGAGCCCGTCGCCCGTGAAAAGCGTGGGCGCTGCGCTGGACGTGGCCGCGTCCAAGAGGGCTACCAGGTCGTTGTGTGTAGGAATGAGCTTGCGGATGCGCCCGCGATACGCGCTCGGCACGCCCTGGTCCTGGTCAAGCCCGATTGTCGTCACGACCGCGTTCGCCCCGCTCACGTACTGGTATATCCCCAACCCCGCTGGAATGTACGCGGCCTCGCGCCAGCTTAGTGCGCCCAGCCCGTTGTCGGGGTGGCGCGGTAAATGTGGCTGAACGCGCTCGAACCGTTGCGCGTCCGCATTGTGTGCGTACAACCCTACGGTCGTGGCCGCGTAGAGAATTTCGTCTCCGTCCGGCGCGCGCCCCACGAACAGACCCGTCACCGAGCTATTTGGCAAGGGTAATTGCGCGTCATCCTCCTCCACCCCTATCGTGCCTGACGACCATAAAAGCCCGGTCGTGTCAATACCCCACAGCCGGTCATCCCAGAAGGCGAGATATTGCGCGTCGCGTGTATCCGCCGTCCAGGTTGTCCCATCGAAGTAGACGTAGCCCGTAGTGTGGGCGATGACGAGATATTCCGTGTTTCCCAGCCGGATGTTTAAGCTGTCCGTGGCGTTAGCGTCGAGCGTGACGAGGTTGGCGCTCCACACGTTTGTGGTGTTGTTGTAGGAGCGCATGGAACTGCCAAAGCTGGCATAAATCACATTCGCCCGCTCGTTGATGATGCCGACATCGACTGCGCCCGCGACCCCACTGGCGGCGGTCTGGGTGGCGAGACGGCCTAGCGTGAGGTGTCGCTCGGTGGTGGTGTCAGAAGTAGACCACCAGAAGCGGTCTCCATCGCGCGCGGGGTTCATACGTTCGATGCCGCCGCCCCCCCGCCAGCTAGTCCAAGCTATCGCGGACTGGGACTGAGAGCCGCGAGGCGAAACTTCCCCAATCACCATGCGCGGGACAGGCTGGCTGGCTAAAAAGCGGCGCACTTGCCCGTGCGACGGCTCGCCCTCCGCAAGCCTGTAACGCACGCCGTTGATGTTGATTTCAGCTTGCCCGCCTACACGCGTGACCATGCTAGGCTACCTTCCTGGCGCCCCGGAGTCGCATCAAGCCGCGCCTTGCGAGTTCTGCTTTTATTGCCCAGGTGCTTGCCTCGCGCTCATATTGTGGGCGTCCCGGCACAGCGCGGAAGGCGAGCTCGGTGGCGCGCGCGATAAGCCAGTTCGCCGAAATCTCGCTCACGGTAGCATCTGCGCTCAATAGCACTGGCGCATCGCCCCCCACGAGCTTCAAGCGCGCATAACCCACGTCTCGCATGGCACCTTCCGTGAGTATGAGCAGGCCCGCCTCCTGGTCAATCGACCACCCCCTACGCGATAGCAGGCGCCACACTGCCGTCTCGCGCCGCACGCCCCGAATATCATCCACCCAAAGCACCCCCGCGCCATTGTCAGTGGTGAAGCGCACGCCCACCGATATTAGCGCGGTATCCAACTGGGGTGTGCTGAGCGCCACCTCAAAGTGCGTCCAAACGCCCGCTGTCAGCGCGGGGAACGCCAGCGTTTCTAGCGGGCTCGCGGCGTTGGCGGTATCGTCCAATAGCAGATGCACGTCCGCGGCGACAGTCGCAATAGAGCTTTTCGCCCACATCTCTACATGCGTCATGTCGCGTATATCGAGCGAGGTGATACTGTCGGTAATCAGCGCGTTGGCGGCAGCAGCAGCAGTCACAGTCAAGCGCAGGCTCGTGCCCCCGCGCCGGTGGTCGTTCGTGTCGGCGAGTGCGGTCACGCCCGTAGGCACGGTCTCGTCGAAGATTCTATCGCACGCGTGGATTTCGTCGTGCGTGATAGACTCTCGATAGTATATTTCGCTTATCGCCGAAATACCGCTAGGAATTGCGAATCTCGTCGCGCTATTTGCGGCGTGCAGGCTGGTGATTTCAACCGGGTCGTAGGCGCGCCCATACGCCTCGCCGATAGCCTGGTTTATGTACTCGTTAATGGAGTAGGGCGGGAACTCGGGAGGCCAGAGCTCGTAGCCAACCCCGCTGGCGAGTGCCGCGGCCCAGCCGGGTTGCACTATCGCCTGGTGGCTTGTGTCGGCGTCCGTGCCCGCGGTCCCCTGCACGAAGTCGTTGACCCGTCGGAATAGCCCCTCTTGCGCGCCATCCGTAATCCACGCCCACCAGCCGTTGTACGCGTCATCCCCCCCGTACAGCCTATTCCGGTCGTTGAGGTTATTAACGGTGGAAGCCAGGCGCGAGGTAGTTGAGACGACGAAGCGCGAGCCCGCGAGGTTATACCCCACGCTCTGTCTGACCTGTTCACGGGTGCGCCCCTCAAGTACTGGCATGGCTAATTAGCTGTAAACCCAAGTTGTGGTGAATGTGTTGGTGGTGGTAGTACCACATGTAATGGAAGACCCACAAGTTAGGGCGATTTGTCCGCATTTGCAGCAGAACGTCCCCGCGGTAGTGTACCGACAGAAACAGTGAACACAAGCTGGTTTGCAATCACACTTGCAACAGCACTTACAACATCCCATATTTCCTCCCTTTAAATGGTTCGGCCCGCCTGCCCGTTGTCGAGCTATGGGCGGGCCGGAACGACGCGCGTGAATCCCTACTTTAACAGCTCCTTCTCCAACTCCTCAATGCGCTCATGCGCGGCCTGCAATTCCCGCGATACTGCTACCAACTGTAACTGCAACTGCGCGACCGGATTCATCTGCAACACCTTGTTCACATCGTCCAGCGTGGGCTTTACGATTTGTTCAGCCATGCTTCTCCTTTATAATGGGGTAGTGCAGACTGTAACACTCACCCCAATTAAGGGGGTAGTGCCCGCAGCAGCGTCACCCATTACTGCTACCCACCAGCCTGGTGCAATCACTAGCTTCCCGTCCACTGGGTCGTGGACCACGGTAGGTCCAATACCAGCGGTAGTTGCGAGGGAAGCATCAAGTCCGGCAAACATCCGCCATATAACCGGGTCGGTGGCCCCAACGGTGGCGGTATAGACGGCTCTTATGTTGCCTGGGCGACCGTTGCTATTCATGTAGCCAGGGGTGTAGAGAAGGTCGGTGCCGGTAGGAAAGGTGTCGGAGGTATTTGGTGCGCGAACCCAATAAACGGGTCCCGCACCGAGCGTGCCGCTCTCGTAAACGAGGCGTGCGTCAATGATGGACACATCCTCGTTCGAGGTACTCAAGTTCCCAATTACCAACAGCGCCGCGGTGCCTGCCACATCCGTGCCAGGAGCAATCCCCTCGTCGGGCGTGGCGTAGTGGTGGATGCGGCCATCCTTTGCCAACTGGTAGAAGTCTGGGTACAGCTTGGAAGTTATCAGTTGCCCGCCACGGCCCGCGCGCAATAGCACTTCCTGGTCGCCCGCATACTCCTTCTTTCCAACGAATCCGCGGAGTGTGGCTAGAAATTCAGGCATGTCTACTTTTTCCTCCCGCCCATACTGGGCTTTTTCTTAGGCATCTCCGGTGGCGGCAGATTGCCGTGCGGCTTGGCCTTAGTGCCGTGCTTGGGCATCTCTTGCTCTCTCTTCCGCGTCGAGGCGCTCGAAGTTGGCGATTGCATCCTCTCTCCGCCACCCAGTCTTTTCCAATCTATACAGCAGGGCGCGCCGTACTTCCCACTTATTCGGCTGGTAGGTCTCTCGGCCCTGACCGGCGGGCACTTTGCGTGGGCGCAAATGCTGCTTGAAACGGTATTCCTCGCGTATCTCAACAAGCGGACGGTTTTGCTCACTCGCCAGTTGGCGATACCAAATATCGAGTGGCATGTCCATTTCCTCGGAATCCCAAGGTTGAGCCCCCATGACTGGCTCAATTCGATTGCGGTCCCAGTAGCCGTCTACTTCTTGCACGAACTGGGGGTAATCTTTGGCTAACTCGTCCCAGATGCAACATAGCCGCACTTGGAGTGATTTGCCAATATACGGATTGCCCCACTCCCCAATGCGCTGGAAGGTGCAATCGCACTTATCATCGCCCACCAACCACTGGTCGGGGGCCATTTCTAGCGCCAATGCTTTTTCAAAAACACCCATTACGTCTCGATGTTGCTGGCAGTGCCCGCGGCGATAACCTTTCGCATGACCGTACCATCAGTGGAAATGGCACCTCCAGTTGTAATTGCCCCCACCGCTTCGGTGCCCTGTTGGAACACGACTGAGGCTGTAGGCTGGGTGGTAGCAAAGGTGTTCGTGTTGTTGACCTGGAAGTTAGAATCCGCACGAATCTGCCCGCTCGACCATACGCCGTAAGTACGAGTGAAAGTCATGTTCGTGCTGGCTACCGGAATTACCACCCGGATTCCCGCCACGTCGGTAAGCGTGATAGCGTTTGTTCCGGTGAGCGTTCGCGCTCCCACGAACACAACCGCCCCTACCGCCTTAGTCGCGGCAGCGCCGGTATCGTTGAGCGTGCCCGCGGGTATGTGAACTTGCGCGCCAACGGCAGTGACCAGCGTGCGGCCCGTGAGGTTGGATAGCGTGAACGCCGCGCCCGACACCACCGACGCGCCATGTGACTCAGAATCAGCCCCCGCATCTATCACTAGCAGGCTGGTGTTGTTGGCGCCCTCCATACGGAAATCACGGTCCACGCCGCCCTCATTATATATCGTGCCCGCGATCGCAATGTCGAAGATGTCAATGGGGGTGTTGGAGGTAGCGGAGGTGGGCGCTTGAATCCGCAATATGTTGGCGGATGTATCGTACCACATCTCGGCAAACTCCTCTAGCGTGCCGAAGCGTACAACCTCGCCGTCCCCAAATACGCGTGTGGTCATTTCTTGCCTCCCAACCAGTAGCGGCCATGCCCCACTTGCCGGGCTCTCCGCTTGCTGGCCTCGATTGCCCGCAGGTGCGGGCCGAACTCGTGCTGTTGTGAGCGCGGCATGGTCTGGTGGTTAGCCTTGCCCGCTAGATAGTCTCGAAACATCTCCCGGCCTTCCTCCACCAAGTCCTCAATCTCGGCAGGCTCCATCATTGGCGCCTGTGGGAGAAAGAGCATCCGCACCGTGGCAGTGCGGGCATTAGTCATCCGATACTGAATCGGGCTCACCCACACCCCCACAATCTCCTCCATCTATTCAATCGTCAGGAATAAGAGTTGGTAGTCCGTAGTGACTGACACCACGTTCGTCACCTTGCCCACAATATCCGACTCTACGGTGCCCCCGTAGTTGGAGGGAGTGACTGCGCCCGCTGTGGTCGTGCTGGGAGAAGCGGTCTCACCAATGACTAGCGTGCCCTCCACGAGCACTGAGCACATCCCATGTACTTGCGCCCAGAAGTAGCTATTGTCCGCGACTTCCGTTGGCGCAACGCCCGCGGACATGCCCACGGTCGTGGTCGCGTGCGTGGCTACATCCTTCCAAGGATTCTCAGTCAGTCCGGCTAGCGAGGTAGCGGTTGTGAGCGCCTCCCGCACATCGTCGCCCTGGCGCAGCGTCACGACCAGCGTGGCCGAGGCAGCCGCGACGGGGTTAGAGCGGATGCGGTAGATATGGCCCTCGCCCGCACCGTCGTTGATGTGAATGAAGCCATCCTCGTACTGGTCGAGCGTGGCGGCGCCAGCCTCTAGCGTAACTGAAATCGTCTGCGCGCCCACAGCCGCAGCCGTCTGTACGGCCAGGTCCATGTCGTGTGTGGTAGTAGGCGCTTTCTGTTGCAACAGGTTGCCCGCACCCAGCGCGCCATCGCTAAACGCCCACCTGAACCAGCGACCATCCGGCGTGACGCCAAGCGTGCCCAGTGAATGTTCCCGCCTGGTGGTAGTGACGATTTTCTCCTGCCCCCAAGGGATTGATACGATATTGTCCATTAGTCCCCCTTAATGAGTACCGGCAGGGCCGGTGTTTCCAGTTGTACCGGCAGCGTGTAGTCGGGTGGGGCCGGTTTCCAGCCCCTATCGCTAAACCGCTTGTAGTGGTACGCGTCTACAGGCAGCACGCCAACGAGCGTCCCGTCCGCGCGCAACCAGGGGCGCTTGGGCTGTAAGCGCAGAATGTAGTCGCTCTCATAGCCCGCGGCACCAAGCAGGGCGCGTTCCTCTTGCATGGTCTTGCCATACTGCTCAGGCATCAATCACTCCTTACGCCACGACTGGGTTGATTGCATCAAAAGTGCAAGGCGCGCCCTTGGTGTCGTCAATCTCGAACGCGATGTACTCGCTCACAAAGCCGAGCTCCCACGCGCGTCGGCGCTTGCGCTCCTCACGGTAGCTGGTAGGCGCGGCCTCCTTGAGAATCCCCATCGCGCTCTTGTCAAAGATAGCGCCGATGGCATCATCGCTACTATCACGCGTGATGTCGCCGGTCTGGAAGAAGGGGACGGTGCCAATCATAAACCCGGTCCAATAGCCCCTATCGAGCACGTCCTTGGAAAAACCCTCTGGGATGGGGCGTATCTGACCAGAGCCGATAGTGGAAAGGTCCCGGCCCAGGCGTAGGATGGCGTTGGGGTGTTGTACGAACACCAACTCGTTACCGTACTTGTTCGTTTGCGCCACGGCGATGATGCTGCTGGCGTTGGCCGCGGAAAGGGGGGCTCCCGCCAGGCCCAAGTCCGTGCCCCCATTCAAGGCGGTGAACAGGCCCAAAATGTCCGTGTTCTCCAGCCTCGCCTGGGCATCGCCAAACTGCTTGGCTACCACCTGAAACAGATTGCCCGCACTCGCGGCGGTGCGCCGTAATAGCCGGGTGGACAAGACTACATACCCCCCAACCTCGTTCGCCTGGACGGAAATAGTGCTCAACCCTATATCCTGCTCGTTCGACATTTCCTCGCCCTCGTTGAGCGCACGCATGTTGACCTGGCCTACCTTGGGGAAGATGCCGGTATCCTCGCCCTTTTTAAGCATGTGCTTCTCGACGAGCTCCGCCATTACAGCATTATGCTCGTTGGTGTATCGGATTTGACTAATCATCTCCTTGGCTATATTCGCCAAGCTACCTGTAGTTGAGATTTGCGGCATTTTCCCTCCCTATTAGATGGGTCTCCACCCATGCAGTGCTTCAAACTCCGTGGCGTTTAGCGCCTTGCCCTTCCCCTGTGTGTAATCGTTGCGCTTTGCTTGTACCGCGCCCACACTAGCGCCTGAGCCCCCATCAAACCGCTGGACAGGCGCTTTGGGCGTTTCCACTTTTGCCTTCAACCCCACAAGCTCTTTCGCCTGCGCGCCATAAACCGTGGCGGCAGCACGCATGGAGGCCGGGTCGGTAAAGCCCGCTAACATCTGTGCGGGCACGCCGTGCTCCCGGCTTAAATCCCGAATTAGCGCCTGCTTTACGCTCTCATTGGCCTGGTTTAGCGCCTCGTCGCGCTGGAAGTTGGCCCAATACTCGCGCGCGGCGGTCTCCGCCTGCTGTTGGGCCGCGGGAGCGTCCATGCCCTGTGCGATTAAGGACTGTCGAAATTCATGTGCGGCCTGTGTGATTGAGAGTTTTACTTGTTCAGCGCGCAATTCGGCGCGCGCGCTCGCTAGCGGGTCTACAGCGGGAGCAACGGGCGCGCTAAGGACGGGTGCCGCGACTGCTTGTACCGGGGGGGGTGCCGCGGCTGGGGCTGCGGGCGGTGCCGTTACCTCCGGCTCTCCCGCGGGCTCCGGCGCCCACCCCAATTCTTGCTCTATCTGCTGGTCTGTCTGTTGACTCTCTACGTCAGGCACAAACCCTCCCCAATACTAGGTCTATCTTGTACTTTACCACACTTTCACTCTCCTGTCAACTAATTAATTTTCGGCATCCACTTGGGCCTGGGCCGCTTCTCCCAGGGGTAATAGAACAAGCGTTCGTCTGCTGGGTCGTGGGCGCGTTCCCACGCCTTCTTAAAATTCTTCTTCCCTGTCTCATTCGCGTCGGCTAACCGCCCGCGCCCACCCATAGCCGTCCAGAATTTCTCTTTCGCCGTATTAAACGTCTGCGTGCCCACACCAAGCACGCCGGGTGTTGCGCGTGCCTCGCCCCGCCAACCCTCTAGTTCGGCGGCGTTCGCCACGTCCTGCCAGAACAGTGGGATTAAGCGGTCGAGTGCTTCCTTCTTCACGCCACTCGCGCTCGCAACCATTCGCTCGCCAATGAAATTCTCTGGCCGCTTGCCCTCTCCCAGTGGTAAGAGGTCGCGCGTCAAGCCCCCCAGCGGGGACAATTTCGTTGACAAGAAGCCCCCCACTATGCGCGCGCGTCCCGGCTTGGTGGTGTCCCCAAGGCTTATATCAGTTTGGGCATTCATAATGCCGCCCGCCACCAAGCGCGCAATAGGCTGGTAGCCTGCCCAAATGTTGAAGCGTTGGTTGCCAATTCGCACTTTACCAAAGTCGGACGAAAATGGGTTCGCGCTCACTTCCGCTGCCCCCGACGCATGGAGCATGGTGAGAATGGAAGTGCCCAAGCCCACACTCCCTACCAGGTCACGCGCAATTTTGGCACGCACGGGATTGGCGTATGGCAAGCCTTTCATGGGCCGTACCAGGTCGAACACAGTTTGCGGGTACGATACGAGCAAGCGCGGGGCAAAGAAGGCTAGCGATAGCACCCGGTTCAACGTATCTCCGCTTGGCAGCGCGCCGCGCCCGGTGACATGCGTGACGAATTGCCCCCACGCACTGAGATGGTCATAACGCGTCTGCTCGGCGCTAGCCAACTGTGCCATCTCGTCCGTCCACTCCAACCCCGGCTCTCCCTCCCTCGCCAGCCGCCCCGCCTTATTCACAATCTGCCCGACCTCCACCTTCGCGCCCGCGCGCAACGCATCCCGCCCTTCCAGGCCGAGCTTTTTCGCGCCCGTTTCGATTGCGTCCGCGCCCAAAACGCGCCCCGTTTCCTCCCATCCCTTCACAGCCTCATTGAAGGTGAGATGACGCAGTTCGTTGAGGTAGGTGACGAATATGCGGTTGGACGCGCGCACCATCGGGATGCGCTGGGCGAATTTGGATAGAAATGTTTCTTCTCCCTTCACCAACCCACCTGCAATATCGCCATGAAATAGTTTGGCGTTCATCGCCTCGTCGAACCCCGGCGACGCGCGCCGCGCTTCATCTATAGCTTGCGCGTTGTCTTCGCTAAATAGAGTACGCATCGATGCCGCGAATGCTTCACGCGCGCGCCCTGGGTGCATGACCGTGCTCACCGCCCCCTGCCTTAACACGGCGCTATGCTCGCCCATAGTCAACGCAGCGCGTGGCACTAATCCACCCACTTCCAGCGCCGCGCCTGGAAGCCCGCGCACAATCCCGCCCGGCGTTATCCCACGCAGTTCTTCCGTCGATATAGACGGTTTCACCGCCCCCAATAGCCCACGCCCCACATCCCCCATCGACTTTGGCAGTGTCAACCCCACTGTTCCCGCCGCCCGCTCAAGCGGGCTCAACATATCGGCTAAAGGCTGGAAGCCCCCAAACTCGGCCTGCAATCGCGCGGGCTCGTCGGGGCGCGGGAAAGCCTCCTCCAACAGCGTGGGTCGTCGGGCAATCCCACCCGTGGCTACGTCCTCTCCCACCATGCGAGCTGGCATTGATTCGGCATGAAGGCCGGTTGGACGCGCGGGTGGGCGGGCTCTCCCGAGCGCACGCCCCAATCCCCGGACTCCCTTAATTCCCCCCCTAATGAGACCTATGCCTGCGATATTTAGGGGGTCGAACAAAAGTTCGCCAACGCGCGGCGCAATTCCCTCTTTCGCTTCTTGCATAGCGATTATATCGCCAAGCCCCATTTTCCCCGTCACTAGACCCCGCAATCCTGCCTGACGGTCAGTAACTAAACCGGCACCCAGTTGACCAGGACGTGCGGATAATTCGAGTGCGCGTGAAAATCGCCCTTGTGCGGGAGCGCCGCCCGACCCGAACAAGTAATCTCGCGCTTCCTCCTGTGGGGTTTTAGGGGGGAGCCCCTGCCCGCTTGGGGGAGTTTGGGTAGGCGCGAGAGGACGCGGGGGTGAGGGCGTGGGGGGCACTCCCCCTGGACCATACAGGTACTCTAACGCTTCCTGCCGTGGTGTTTTGGTGGGCACGGGCGCGGGCGCACCTGGCGTGGGTGGCAAGGGAGGTAGGCCGAGGTACTTTCTCGCCTCGTCCTGTGGCGTGTGCTGGGGCATGACTAGAAGCCAAACAGAAATCTAGTCTTTGGGTTGAAGAACTGGCTACTCACGCCACGCTGAAAGCGAGGCTGCTGCTGAAATAGCCGGTTGAAATCGAAATTGCCTGAAAAATCGGCAAACGTCTGGTCAGATGCCACGCCTGTTCGCGCTGCCGCCCCCAGCGCGGCGAGATACTGGTCAAATACCGTGTCAAATTGGTTCTGGAAAAATCTCCGCCTGATTGGGGCCTTACTAAACGGCTCAGCGGCACTGAAAAAGGCCGAGCGCGGTTGGTCCTCAAGGAAGAACGCGGGAAACTCCGGGCCAGTCCCAAAGAAATCAGTCGCGGGCATTAGAAGCCTCCAAACCCGGCGAATTGTGGTAGCCTATTTTGCCCTAATTCCTGCAAGAAACCGAGGCCAGGACTTTCCTGCCTGAACCGATTGAACTGTCGCTCCAGAAATCGTGAGAGTTCATTCCTATAGCCAGTGCCCCGCCGCGCTAGCCAAGGGCCAAAGGCCGTACTAAACATTAGCTCTTGCATTTCTTGTGATGGGTCTTGCTGGAACGACTCGGCGCGAACCTTCTGTGACCCCGCCAGTCCCGTTGGGTCACCGGATGCCGCTCGGAATGCGTTCACTATATCTGTCTGGCTTGGTAATCCCCCGCCAACAAAGTCTGCCAGTTGGAAAGAGCCCAAGTTTTCTGGGGCAATATCACGAAGGAATGGCGCCAAACGAAAGCCCGCTTTAGCTGGCTCGCCCAAAAAATTGAACGACGAGCGATTTAATAGGGTTCCCGGTTGACCAATAGAGGTGTCAAAGAGTTGTTGGAAGGCCCGCTCTGGGTCTTGTATCAGCGCGAGAAGGTCGGCCTCTCTCCTCCCCTCTGGCGTTTCTGCAAGGAGAGAGGAAGATACTGGCGCTCCACCAACGTTTGTCCCCACGAAACCTGGCGTGGCGGTGGGAATGCCGGTAGATAGGCCAAGGAAGGTCCTGGCGCCATCATTGGTGTACCCCAGTAGTTCCAATGCAGCAATCGCCGCCTCGTCGCTACTAAAATTGCCCGCTTGGAAATCCGCCAGTATGTCCGCCGCGGTCTTTGGCGCAACGTCTAGGTCATCGGCGGGCTCTACAGGTGTCCCCGTATCCCAATAAATGGTATTCTCTGATGCGTATGGGGAAACGGCGCCTGATACGTCTCCGTAGTATCCTGGCATATCTCAATCTCCTTTATGGGCGTCGCGGGAAGCCTGCATTTCCTTCCATGCCTGTGGGCGCGTTTGGCGCCCCACCGGGCGAGCCCCGCTGTGCCATGAACGACAAGACGGTTGGGGGCAAGCCGGGCGCACCTCCACCAGGCGTGCCACCTGGCGCTCCAGGCGCACCCCCTCCCATCTTTGATAATACCACAAACTTGAAGTATTCGTCAAGATATATCTTGGCGGTCTCTTTCTCGCCTCGCTCCATCGCCGCCTTCCCAAGCGCGAGCGCAAGCGCGGCAGGGTGCGAGCGTTCCGCAAGCTGCTCTTTCAGCATTGAATCAATCAGCGCGGTATCGGGCAGGTGTAGGAAGTTCTCCCACAGCCATCTATCCGGCAGGAATGGCAACTCGCCCGCTCTCGCCTGCTGTGCGGCGGCCAAGCGCGCCACGTCGTCCTGTGGAAGTTGCGCGACCATCTCCACCTTGAATGGGGGCAAGTTGGCGATTAAGTCGGGGGTGATTGTGACCTGCATGTAGTCCTTATTGCGCCCCAGCCCACGCACTACCACAGGGTTAAATTGCCCACTTACAAACTGGTCCACCCACAACTCCACAATCCCCTTCATGGCTAGCTGTATGGCCTGAGTCTGCGGGCCTAGCACCGTGAGAATCTGCTGGTTGAGTTGGGTGATGGCGTAGCCGGAGATGGCGAACGATAATTCTCCATACGTAGAGTACGGCAATCCCCCGCGCTGGAGCATGGCAGTCACCGCCGAGAGTAATTGCAGCGCGTCCTTGGTAGTCTCGGGGGGTGGCACGGCCTGGTACTTGTCCTCGCGCCCCAGATATTGCACGCCGCTTTTCACGCTTGGATGCTCCTCAAGCTCGGTATCCTCCTCGTCGGTGAATACGAGACCTCCCGGCTCGCGCGCTTTCGCCATAAGTTCGAGCGTGACCGAGAGCACTTCATTCAAGTGGTTGTAGAGCGGGCGGTTAGTAGCCAATACGGATTCCCCGTAATCGTCCGTACTCTCCGGCACGCCCTTCATGCTCATAGCGCCGGTGGGCGACCAGATATTGGGCTGGAGCGGCACCGGCACGATTACCACGGGCACGCGTGGCGACCCATGTGGCGTCCACGGCTTGAGCATGACATCCGGCGTCATTACGGCGTTCATGTTCTCGGTGTACATGTCATACACCACAAGTAACTCGTCCTCGTCCCGGAAAGCGAGCTCGGCCTCCGGGTACGCCGACAATATCTGCGCGGCAGGTCGGCTAGTGCGATGGCACGCCCATAGCAGGCCCTCGCCCCCCACCTGCCAGTACACGTTGCGCGGGTCCCACGGGCGGGCAGAACCAACAGTGGTGCCATCCGCGCGGTTCATCAATAGCGCGCGCACCGTCACCCATCCCCGATTGGGTGAGAACCACGCAAGCTGGTTTCGCAATGGTATTTCCACCAGCGCAGCCAGCAGGTCGTCGGCCTGGTCGAGAAGCCCCAGCGCGAATCGCTCTTTGAGGTCGTATCGCCCGCGCTCCGCGCGTTGTGCATGGCCGTAGGGCACCTGGAGTAGCACTTGCGCGCCCGCGAGGAAGGCTACCACCTTGCGAACGAGCGCACCCGCCTCATTGCTGGTGAAGCTCTTGAAATCCGTGCCCGCCTCTGTGCCCTCCGCGTCCACGTTCGTGTCATACGGGTCGCCGCGTTGCAGTTTGTAGTCAGAGTCCATACGTGCGCGCCGCCTGCTGGTAGCCTGGTCCTCGCGCTCCACCATACGCACAACTTCATCTATTGGATAGGTGTCTGGCATTACTCGCCCCCTCGCGTCCCACGCTTCCGCTTGCCCTCACGCTTTCCAAAGAACTGCGCTCTAGGCCGCTTGCGTGGGCCAGCGCCGAGCGCGTGCGAAAAGTTATGCACCAGCCCCCGCCCGAGCGCCTGGATACCGTGGTCCCACTTTGGCTCTGGCTCGTCGCCAATCTGATTGCCCGACGCGTCGGTGCGCCATCGGTAAATATGCTCTTGATGGTCGAACGGGTTGGGCATCATGCCGAACTCGCTAAGTAGGCCACGGCATTTAGGGCTTATCACCAGCTTGGCTGCGCCGCTAGCACTAGGGACGAGGAAAGTCTTGATGCGCTCTATGCGTGGCAATAACCGCACGCGTGGATTGCGCGCCTCCTTGCCGGTGAACTTGCGCCAAATTTCCCTTGAGGAAGTGGTGGAGTGGTGCTGCGTGGCGTAGTGCGGGTCATCCACAAGCACCTCGAAGTCCTTGTACCACTCGCGGTGCCGCACGATGTCCTTAATAATTTCCTCCGTCGTGCGCCCGCGCTCATAGATTTCATCGACTATCCGCACTTGCCCCTCCACAATCTGCACCACCTCCACCGCGTGCGCGCTCTCCGTCCCATAGCCGGGGTCCTCCCACAACTGCACTTGCACTCCCGGCTCGTAAGTCACATTGCCCACATGCAAGTCCGGCCTGAACTCCGGGAACACCACGCCGGTTGGTAAGCACGGCTCGCCCTCGTAGCGTTCCTTGTACTGCGTGTCGGTCATCTCGCCGCGTATGCGAACGAGCTTGGGGTCATCGTCCCCACCGGGGAACATGTAATAGTTGCTCGCCGACTTGAGCCGGAACCACGCCTTGTCTGGGCCAGCATTGCCCCACGCCTTCCCGAGCACCGTGAACCACCCCCACGAGGTCTCGATAGTGCCAGTCGCCATCAACCATGCATCGCCCGGCGCGGTGCGCTCCATGCAGCGTTCAAAACCTGCCAAATCCAATTGCCCGGCCTCGCAAATCACAATCCCGCTTGGCGCTTCCTTGCGTAGAGTGCGGAAATCCTTGGCTGACTTCGTTTTTATCTGCGCTAACACCAATTGTCGCCCCGTGCCGCCCATAATTTCGAGCATACCGGGGTTTATCTTCTTCACTTGCCGCTTGAGCAGACCGAGGGCCTGAAAATCGTTCTGCAAGTAGTGAAATTCGCGCTCAGTAGCATCATAATCTGACCCAACGAGCCAGTAAATGATGGGCAGCACGTCTGTAATCGGTAATCGCTGCGCTTCCGCGCGTGCGAGCGCCTTTTTTAAGTCCGGTATGAACTCTTTGAGCACCTTTTTCGCCCCAACCGCGCTCTTTCCCGCCTGAATTCCACCCGTAATCGCTATCAGTGTGGCTGGGGATAGCAAAACGGCCTGCTGTTCGGGCGTTGGCGTGTACCCCACAGTGCGAAACAGCGCGCGCGTGCGCTCACCAAAGGGCTGGAGGAGGGCGTCTTGTGTATTATTCACGGCCAAACTTCAACCCGCTCCCCAAAATCGGGTCCTCCGGCATTAAAAAGGCATACCCGCCCGTTGGCCGAGCTCTGGTTGGAGTAATTCGGGCCAAAAACTGGAGGCCCAACCGGGAAAGGGGACCAAACCAGGGCATCATCCCTTCCTCAAATTCCTCCACAATGACAGCCATCTCGCCATCCGCCTGACCCCCCCGCACTCTCCCCAGAGCCATTTCCGGTGGGGCAGTTCCATACCGTTCTATTAGGGGTATCCTAATTTGGTCATTGATAAAACTACGGTTACGCTCGAAATCGCTCAACCCAAAACGCGGGGACTCGTCAATGCCAGGAATGATTAAGCCACCTTTACCACTAAAACTTTGGCTGAGTTGTGGTAATTCTTCCAATCTCGGGCGGCTCGCTTTGTTCTCAGACAACTTAACGGCTCGCCGGGCGGCGGCCTTTCCAAGATTCAAAAAGGGATATGGGCTAGGCATTACCGTGCCCCCACGAGCGCGTCAACCGCGTCCTCTAGCGCCGCGCCATCACGCACGGGGGCTGCGTCATCGCGCATCCCCATTAGCGCGTCGATGATGCGCTTCGCTTCATCCTGCGATACGCCCAGCTTGTACCCGTAGCGTTGTGGCATGAGCCCGCGCAGCGCGAACATGAGCAGGTTGGGATAGCGCAGGATCTTATCATACTTCTCCTCACTCGCGGTCGCCCAATCTAGCACGCTAAACATCCGCGCTTCCAGATTTCGCGCGCGCTGTCCCTCAACCACTTGCAGACGGGCGGCAAAGTCGTCGTCCTCACTCAGCCAGCGGTAGAGGGTATTGCGCGAAATCCCCGCCTGCGCGCACGCTTCCTTATCCGTTACTGCTTCCGCGAACTCGGTGAGAAACGAGTCCTTGCGCGCCCGAACGTCCTCCGGCGATTTGCCTGTAGGTCTATGGCTGCTCAAGGAACGGCCTCCGCAATTTAATCCTTTGCTGCGCTGCGTCAAGCACATCCCCCACGCTCCCACCCATCGCCCGACTTGCCGCTATGTTATGCGCCCCACCTGTGCGCGCGCCCTCTAATGTATGTATGTTAGGCAACGCATCACGTATCTCTCGAATCACCTCCCGCACCACACTCACCGGCACACCCGCCGCACCGGGGGTAGCCACCATCTTTAGCGCGTCAGGCCGGTTGGGATTACTATACTGTATTGTGGCGTACCCCACGCCCGCTCTCCCGCGCGCTTCCACTATCCGCAATAACCGCATCGCCCCATCCGGGCTCGAAAGCTCGAACTCGTGCGCGGGCTGTTGCAAACCACGCACGCCCGCGCGCGCATACGCCAACTTGAATCCCTCCCTAAGCTCGCGCGTATCGCCCAACTGCATCGCCCCACTCCCCCCCGCAAGTGGGGGCGGGTTGATAGGCCGCAAGAACCCACCAGGCGGCATACCCGGCTCGGGCGCACCAGGCAGGCGCACGCGCCCCGCTTGGAACTCCTGCTCTCGCGTGAGCACACTTGGGCGCGGGGCGCCCGGCATCGCGCTAGCGCCGGGGAAGTCCATCCCTCTCGGCCCAATGTTCTCGCGCGCGAGAAAGGGGTGCCCACGCGCGGCACGCGCTCGCTGCGCGGCAGCCAGCATCGCGTCTAGCGCGGGGCGCAGGAATGGGCGTGGGTTCGGCATAGTTCGACCTCTATCCACCATTCTAGCACGCGCACGCGTGCGTGTCAACCGGGCGAGCGGGGTGTGGTATAATGGAGGGGGAAAGGGGGGAATTGGCGATGACAATGTACTACCTTGGCATGGAGCAACGACGGAGAGAGCGAGAACAAGGCATCCCGCCATGGTCTAAGTGGGGCGACTACTTGTACGAGATACACCGGGATGTGGAGGAGTTGTGCGGGCGCACGCTCTCGCCGGGCGAGGTGGCGGCCTGGCGGTTTGGGTATAGGATGGCAGACGTGCGTGTGGGCGCTTGACAAACGCGCGGCGCGCGAGTACAATGGAATTGCGGGGGCGCGCATACAGCAAGTATTATTTGAGGTTCGGGCGACCGCGCACTCTATCCCCCCATCCCGGCTCGCCGACTTTTGACCTTTCTGATTGCGCGCGGTAGGGCTCCCTCACATACTCCCATCCCACTAAGACCTA